TATAACTACAAATTCTGAGAGGCGGAAGCTCTTCTCAAATTTGCGGCTAGAAATGCCTTTATAAGCGTATTCACGTTCATCGTTTTCCACTTCACCTTTTACTTTAAGAATACCGTCCTTAAGGTCGATATTAATATTATCTTCGGTGAATCCAGCCACAGCCAATTCAATTAGGAATTTCTCCTCATCTATCTTGACCACATTGTGGGGTGGATAATTATTATTATTAGACCTAGCACTTGAATGAATCCTTTCCAGGTCTTCAAACAGAGTGTCAAATCCTACGAATAATGAACGCGGTACGTTCAAGTTATTTCTTACTACCATTTTGTTTCCTCCTATATGTTTAGCAAGGTTAATTTGGAATCCCCTAATGGGCAATTCCGTTGTTATTTATACAAAAAGATTGCCTAGTATGTATAAATAATAATATGAATTTAATAAAAAATTATTTTAAAAAATTTCATAAATTTATGAAATGCGGTAGATTAAACAAGGTTGTTAAGAAAACAATAGCTTAATCTTTATTTGTGTTACCGATATTATATTTCGGACACAATTCCCACTGACCTTTTTCCTTAAATGGAATTACTTTAATTTGTCTTAATGGAGCCAATGGCTGCGCTTGAGCTGATTTTAATATATTAATTAATCCCCAGTCTGCAAGTAATGTCGCGATTGTGTTCCTTCTCTCTAAATCATTGTCCACCAAGTTACTTGGTTTCCCATCTAATAAAAATAGTTCTTTAAAATGTACTATAAAGTATCTGCCTTGCTTATGTAATATATGACAAGACTGATATAGTTTTTGGTCTTTCCTAGACGCTACTCCAATTCTGGTAAGGGTTTCCCTTATCTTTAAAAAGTCGTCTGGTTCGTTGAGTGAGCATTCCAACATGTCAGTTGGTTGCCAGTTTTTGATTTCTTTATTTTCTTTTTCCACCTTTGTAAATCCTTTGTTTCAAATCGGCCAATTGTTCTGTGCCGAATAATGATAAAACAGATTTAGCCTTTTCATTGCTATATCCATAATATTCTTTAATTAGTTCAATATTGGTAATCTCCTGTGCTTTAATCCACTTCGACCACCTTTTCTTCTTCCTAATTATATTTATAAAAAAATCGTACTGAAGCCGATGGTCTACACTATGGTGAATATTCATCTCGTTTGCAAAGAGAATTGTGTCTGGGTACATTGATAACCCACGGTTAATGATAAATGCGTTATATTCCTTTTCAGCAATATCATCAACCATTATGCCTTTTTTGGCATAGGTAATATCATTTAGGTATTCAAAAGGACTCATGATTGTTGGGCAATATAGGCCTCAGCCATTTCCTTTGTGTCATGCATAGATTCTTTAATAATGGTTTCACTATCATCTATTTTCATAGCTCTGAATTTTTCCTTTGAATTTTCAAAGTGTACTGTTACTATTTCCCAGCGATAATCAATAAGTTCCTTTTCTATGATTTGGTCGTCCCATGGTAGGTTCATAAACTTTTTCATTTGAAATTTACTCCTGCCATAATTTCTGTACAACATGCAACCATATTTAGTTCATGGTCGGCCACAAAACTATTCTTGTATTGATAGTCAGCCAATATGAGCACTAGTTGTGGAATACTTTGTGGTTCTACATACTCATACATATTGTCATATATTTTTCTAAATAGAGCTGCAGGTTCCACATCAATGTTATCGGTTACCCATTGTCTCATTTGTTTAAAGTTTTTGTCCTTCATCGCTGACATTAAATTGTTTAGCGATACCTCTTGTATATTAACCAATATACCTGAATCAATATTACCAGATAGAGAATACCTTTGTAGTTCGTTAAGAACACGTCTCCAGTCTGGCATGTGCTTCATTATCAATTCTGCGATAACAGGCTCATCGTACCCGCACTGTTCTGAGTTAAGGATAGTGGTTACACGGGCCATAAACGATGAACACAGTTCAGCTAGGTCGTTCTTTTTGACATTAAATTCAACAACTGAACACCTAGAATGTAATGGCTCAATGATTCTATTCTTAAAATTACAGGTCATTATGAACCTACAATTGTTACTAAACTCCTCAATGAATCCCCTAAGTGCGGGTTGGGTGGACTGGGGGTTTAGATAATCTGCCTCATCTAAAATCACCACCTTGTATCCACCCTGTAAACTTACTGTCGATGCAAATTGTTTGATTTTATGTCTGAGGGTATCAATGTTACCTTCTTCAGACCCATTGATTAATAAATAATCCAAATCTAATTCATTACATATCGCCTTAGCGACTGTTGTTTTACCTACCCCTGCAGTACCAGTGAATAACAAATTAGGTAATTCTTTATTCTTTAGTATCTGTCTGAATGTATCCTTTAAGGCTACAGGTAGTATTGTGTCCTCTATTGTCTGAGGTCTGTATTTTTCAACCCATAAATATTCATTCATTGAGATACTCCATTAGTATCCCATTGAACAACTGTGTCCAACCTGAAACTTCTCCATGCGTTTTTATCTAATGACCATACTGGAAATGCTTCCATTGATGTGGCCGAATATTTAACTGTGGTTGTAACACCAGCTTCTTTTAAAGTTTCTGGTTTTAGAGTACATGGCATTATTCTTAATTCGCCTGTATCTATTTTTTTGAATGTGACTGTGACATGCCCTGTTTGTAAAGCCTCGAGCAGTTTGGCTGTTTCATTTGTATTCATAATATATTCCTTTTATAATAAAAAAAGGGAGACAGAAGCCTCCCCATAATTTAGCTTACTGATTCTTCAGCAGGCGCTTCAGTTACAACTTCAGGTACTTGACCTTCCGGTGCGTCTTCTTGTCCTTTAGAGGCCTCGTTGAGGAAAGTAACAACTCTGTTTCTTAATCCTCCGACTGCTTCTAGTTCAGGTCCTTCAAATCCACCCCTTTTAGAACAAATATCAATTATTTGTACCATAGTGGCGATGTCCTGTAGAGACAATTGCACTTGCTCAGTTTCAGCATTTTCAGTGTTTACTTCTTCTGCCATTTTGTTTCTCCTTTGCAAAGATTGTTAACAAAATAAAAAGACCCCTTTGGCATCTTTTTATTACTCACAATGTATTTATACATCAAATGTTGATGATTTTTCTAAAGCGATAAAATAAGAAACCGGTTTGGTTTTATTTGTCCACTTGGAAATCAACTTCGACGATATTTGTACATCGTACTCTCCGTCAATGATTTTCATATTAGATATGTTCATCACGAACGAAAATTTATGACCAGTTGTATTTGGTCCTAAATCAGTTTCAAAAGTATTGGCACTAGAATCTTTAGTGTCAAATACTCTTACTGATATGGAATCATCGGTACCTGTGATTGCGACATCGAGATGCCCCAGTACAGATGCTGCCTTTTTAGTTTTGGATAATATTTCCTCGGTAAGAGTAATATTGACCTCACTTGTTGGCATTGTGATATCCTTATCAGGCGTTGTCAGAATACTTGGTTCTGCAAAATAAAACTTCACCCTATTGGTGTTATTCTTTATTTGAACCGAGTTGTCCTCGAACATTAATGTTGCGTCATCAATTAACGAATAGGTAGATAAAAATTCATTTAAATCATATATACCCATTTCAGTTGGAAAATCCTCTACAATATCAGCCACGGCCAGAATGTTTTTAGCTTCAGATATAGTCTTCAGCTGTTGTCCTGGTCTTAGGACGATATTGGAATTGATTGCTCCAAAGTTAGTTAATAACGATATAGTATCATCAGATAATTGCATTTGCTTCTCCATAATTTATAGTTACTATTATACCATAAAAAGGGCTCATTGTAAACCCTCTTTTTCATTTTTGTCATGTACGTCCAAAGCAATTAAGGCATAATGTAGTATTTTTAACAGGTCTTTTCTGTTATAACCATCTTTTTTCCCATACCTCTGAGCATATTTTAGTACATTCCCTAAAGCGAAACCCATTCCGTGGTCACAGTCCACAATAAACTCAGTTGACTGAAATTTATTTTTACTGTAATGACCATCATAGGTTTTGCTTACATAATTCAGAAGCTCTTCAATAAGAGCTCCTTCGTTAAATTTAAAATCTGTTTTGTTTTTCTTAAACAATTTCTTCTCCTTCATCAGTTGATGATAGTGCGTCCTCATCGACCTTTGTGTAAAGGTCAAGGAAGGCTGATTTTGTGTCCTCATCGAACCTTGAGATACATAGGTCAATCGCCTTGGCTCTATTGTTAAAGATAGAGAAGGTTTGAACAATATGGCAAAGCCTTCTTGTTGAAATGACTTCGTCCACACCATCATCGTAAAATGTTTTTCTGATGATGTCAGCCCATGTAACTAGTTTATCAGCGAAATCCATATCCTTAGCATTGAATTTTTCCATGTGCTTTAATATGATTTTCTTTTCAATACTCATTGAGGCAAAAGTTTGGTCGATGGAAATAGTAAACCTTTCAAGGAATGCCTCATCGATAATAGAAGCAGCAGTAAATCTGCCATCTTCGGAACCTTTGCCTTTTGTATTGGCAGTAGCGATAACATTAAATCCAGGAGCAGGAGATACAATTTCTCCAGTCTTTTTAACCAAGACAGGTTTCCCTTCCAATATACCTTGTAGGCACATGATTTTATTTGTCGCTCTATCGATTTCGTCAAGCAGTAATATTGCACCGTTCTCCATCGCTTTTAAGACAGGGCCTTTGGCGAATACTGTTTCACCATTAATCAATCTGAAACCACCTAACAAATCATCTTCGTCAGTTTCAGGATTGATTTGAACTCTGATAAACTCTTTTTTAAGTTTAGCACATGCTTGTTCTACCATAAATGTTTTACCATTTCCAGATAGACCAGAAATGTATGTTGGATAGAACATATCACTTTTGACAATTTTTATAATGTCATGATAAGCACCCCATGCAATAAATGTGTCATCTAATTGAGCGAAATTTCTTTCCTCGGAAACGATTGATTGCATTTGCGCTGCATTAGCAGGTATTGGATTGACAACCGAAGTATTTGCCACTTCAGCCCTTAATGGTTCGATTAAACCAGCAAGGTCATATGTACCTATTTTAACTCTATTGTTTTTAGTTAAAATTGGGTCCCAGTCTTTGCCAGTATAGCCGAGAGCTTTACCAGCATCTACAACTGTAGATTTTCTGAAATGGACTTGGTCTGGATATTTTGCCGCCAGGTCCTTAAGTAAAATTGTTGTTGAGGTTTTCAAGTTATTCATAATATAGTTTCTCCTTATCTTTATTTTAAATATGTGTATATTATACTATATTCTCGGGCGTATGTAAACAC